TCGTATATTTATATAGTACAAAGGAAATAGTACTTTTATAATGAACGAATTATCTCAATTTTTAGTAGAGAGTATATTATTAAATGAAGCGGACAGTATAGACAACAAAATTGTAGTCTATTCTGGCCGTTTTCAACCTTTTCACAAAGGACACTACTCTACTTATTCCCATTTAGTAAAAAAGTTCGGTAAAAATAATGTGTACATTGGTACATCTAATAAAACCGATAATAATAAATCTCCATTTAACTTCAAGGAGAAAGTGATGATTATCACTAAAATGTTTGGGATTCCTTCAAACAAAATTATTCAAGTAAAAAATCCATATGTACCAACTGAGGTACTTAAAAAATTCAATAAAGATACTACGGCATTTATCACAGTAGTTGGTAAAAAAGATGCTGGTAGATTAGGTAATAGAGGTAAGTTCTTTACACCTTATAAAGATAACTTAGATTTCGAAGGATATGAAGATAGGGGATATGTTTACATCGCTCCTAATCAATCTAATCCTATAAGTGGAACTGAAGTTCGTAATGGATTAAAATCAGGTTCAGATGATGATAAGAAAGATTTCTTTTCAAAAAGAGCATATCCAAAATTTGACAAAAAGATATTTGATTTTATAACAAATACATTAAACGAAGATTTTACTATTTCAAAAGAAGTAGTAGAAGAGTGGTTAATCCAAAATGTTGATTTAATCAAAGAGGCATCAGCCACTATGGGTAAAACGGCAGTTGATGATGGACCTAATTATATCTTTCCATCTTATGCAATATTCGATAGAGTTTCTAAAAGAAGAGCAGAGGCAATAGGGTATACTGTTTTATCACAAATTATGAGTGATGAACTTACTGATATAGACCCGCATCCAATTTATCCCGAAGGGCCTGTAAAAGCAGTAACTCCATACCCTGCAGGTGTTGCTGGTAAAACAACGGCAACTAACCAAAAGGATTTTTATGGTACTGATGCTTATAACAAATGGTTAAAACACGTAACTAGACTTGCTGGATTGGTGGGATATTCTTTAATTGATTTTTCTGAATTAAAAGATGATAAAAAACAATCAACAAAAGATTTATCAAACGAAAAGAAACCATCAACTAACAAATTAGAAGAAGATATTAAATTACCAGTAAACATAGGAGATACAATTCTAACTGGTAGATTTAAAAACAAAAAGACAATCATCAAAACAATTGGTAAAGATGAACATGGGATGCCAACTATAAATGGTAGAAAGGTGGTAAACTTTAGAATTGTTAAAGAGGGTACTATTAATGAAATTCCAATGGCTGATTTGGTGAAGATTGATAAGTATGCTGATAAACAACTTAATCCAGTAGATATAGTTCTAACTGATAAACATTTCTTCGATAGGTTAACTGACCCACGAAACAAAAAAGAAATATCACAAGCTGAATTAATTGGATTCTTTAAACGATTAGGAAAGAAAAAAAAGAATTTTGTAAACTTCCTTAATTTATATGGACAGATTGTAGCAAAAGATAATAGAACAAATCTTAATATTCCATTTATGAAACAAGCGAATAAAGTAATCGCTAAAACCATAATGAGAAAAGATGATTTCAAAACATCAGACCCAGAATATAAATTTGAATCATTACCAACTAAAGTAACAGATAAGTTTAAAGCTGTAAAAAGTGGTAAACCATCATCTGAAGCTGAAAAAGATTTTAATGACCACCATAAATATTCATCATACGCAAAACGAGGTTCAATGGCTGAACCAGATACAATTGATTTTGATGATGATGGTAACAAAAAAGCTGGTCATCAAGCAAAAGATAAAAATACTAAGAAAAAAGGTTACGAACCTGTAACTGAAAAAATAGTAGGTAATAAAATTGTATGTGATAAATGTGGTTGGAATTGGAAAATATCAGAAGGAGGTGATAACTTATACATTTGTCATAAATGTGGTAATGATAACACTCCTAAGTTAAGTGAAGGTTTACTATTAGAAGGTGGAGCATATGGACATATGAATCACCCATTTGATACAGAAATCAATTTAACTTTTGGACAACTTAAAGATATTGTAAATAAAGCATTAGAAGGAAACTTAGATTTAGCTAGAGAAAAGACAGATGGTCAAGCATTAGCAGTTAGTTGGAGAGATGGAAGATTAGTTGCGGCAAGAAACAAAGGACATTTGAAAAACAAAGGTGAGGGTGCATTAGATATCAATGGTGTAGCGATGAAGTTTGCTGGTAGAGGAGAATTGGAAAAGGCGTATAACTTCGCAATGAAAGATTTAACGAAGGCAATATCTAAGTTGAGTGAGAAACAAAAAGATAAGATTTTCAAAGGAGGAGCTTGTTTTATGAATTTAGAAGTTATCTATCCAACTTCTGTTAATGTAATACCTTATGGCCAAGCACTACTCGTATTTCATGGGACTATGGAATACAACGTTGATGGTATTGCCATTGGAGAAAATCAAGAAGCTGCAAGAACACTTGCGGGAATGATTAAACAAGTAAATGCTGATGTACAATCTGCATATACTATTTCTGGTCCTCCAATTAATCAATTACCTAAATCAAAAGATTTAAGAAAACTAAAAGGTTCTTACAATTCTAAAATATCAAAATTACAATCTAAATTCAAATTAAAAGATAATGATGGAATCGCTGATTATCATCAAGCTTTTTGGATGGATTTTGTAAATAAGAAATCTCCAACTAAGTTAGATAACAAAACTCTAATGGGATTAGTTAAGAGATGGGCATTCTATGATAAATCATTTAGATTAGATAAGAAAAATCTATCTGATGTGAAAACAATGGAATGGGCAAAGGGAATTGATAAGAATGACCACGCTAAGATGGCTAAAGATAATATTAGACCATTCGAAGATATCTTCTTAGGTATCGGAGCAGATATACTTTCATTTATGAGTTCAGTATTGGCAGCTAACCCTGATAAAGCAGTTAGGGATATGAAAAAGAGATTGGATAAAACAATCAAAGATGTTAAGAAATCAGGTGATGTTAAGAAAATTAATAAACTTAAATTAGAACTACAAAGGTTGAACGCTATTGGTGGTACTGATAAGATAGTTCCTAATGAGGGTATCGTATTTGTGTATGGTGGTAAGACTTTTAAATTAACTGGAACCTTCGCACCACTCAATCAGATACTCGGTTTATTTTACGAATAGTAAAAAATCCAATACTTATATATATGAATATATAAGTTACAAAATATGGCTGAGAAAAAATTCAATAAAAAATATATGCATCCAACTCGTAGGAAGTTGGTAAATATGATTCAAACTGGAGAATATCAAAAAGATACTCAAGTTTCACTATCTGGTATTAAAGAAACTACCAAAAGAAATATTGGTGATATTTGGGAAGAAGATGGTGTTGTTTACGAACAAAAATCATATGGTAAGGTAAAACAATCTAAATTATCAAACGAACTTTCTAAAGTTAGAAAGTATTTAGAAGAACAATCCAAATGTAAATCAGATGATTGTGAAACCAATAACTATTCAAACGCAGATAAAAAGCTAATAAGTAAAACTACATTTTGTGGAGTTTGTTTAGCTAAAAAAGAACAACAAATTAAATTAGATGGGTTGTGGAAAGAATATGAAGAATATAAGATATATTCTAATATGGCTGCTTATGGTACTGATACAATGGAAAAGTGGAATCAAGCATTACACGAAGTTTCCAATATTCACGAATACATCAACGATGATGGTTCAGTTGAGAAGTGGGCATCTAATGAAGATGTACAAACACTAAGAGCTCAGATTGAAAAAGATATCGAAAATGGTAAAAAAGAACTTACTGAAGTTATAGAAAAAAGAAATACAGCCTACATGAAATTAAAACCTATGAACTATGAATTGGTTAAAGAAATTTGATTTAAAGACTATACTGATAATGGCACTATGTGTAGTGTTATTATTTAGAAGTTGTGGTGGTGATGAAGAAGAAAAAGAAATAATAAGCGTAGATGGTAAAGATTACGAACTGTTAGAACAAAAAACAGATACCATATATGTGGAAAAGGAAGTTAAAGTAACAAAGTATGTACCAAAGTACATTACAAAAGAAGTAATTAAAGAAGTGGAAATACCAGTAGATGTAGATTCACTTGCTATTATTAAAGATTACTTTTCAAAGATAACAGTTAAAGATACATTAAATTTAACATATGATTTTCCAGAGGTAGTTACCGATTCATTGGGTAACAAACCAAGTGGAGATTTGGGATTTGGTATTCTAACTGATGTCATTTCACAAAACTCAATCGAATCCAGAGAAATTGATTGGTTCTTTAAGATTCCAACTGTATATAATACAACGATTGTGAAAGAATTACCAAAGAATGAATTCTATTGGGGATTAAACGGAGGTTTCAATAAAGATGATATTATTAGTAATGTTGGAGCTGGGTTAATCTTAAAAAATAAAAAGAATAATTTATTTCAATTAGGTTTAGGTATTCAGAATAATTCTAATACCTCACAATTAGCACCATTTATTAGTGGTGGTATGTATTGGAAAATAGGAAAAAAATAAATTTAGTTTGGCTAATAAAAAACAATCATTAAAGCAGATAATAGCATCGGAGTACAAACGATGTGCATCTGACCCTATTTACTTCATGCGAAAGTATTGTATGATACAGCATCCAGTAAGGGGTAAGATTCCTTTTCAATTATATCCATTTCAAGAAACTACATTGGTAGATTTTAAAGACCATAGATATAATGTTATTCTTAAATCAAGACAAACTGGTATATCAACTTTAACTGCTGGTTTTTCATTATGGAAGATGTTATTCAATGATGACTTTAATTGTTTAGTAATTGCAACAAAACAAGAAGTAGCAAAAAACTTAGTAACTAAGGTTAGGGTAATGAATCATTATCTTCCTTCTTGGTTAAAACTAACAACAGTTGAAGATAACAAACTATCTTTAAGATATTCAAATGGTTCTCAGATTAAAGCAACTTCAGCTGCTAGTGATGCTGGTCGTTCTGAAGCACTATCTCTTTTGGTATTTGATGAAGCTGCATTTATTGATAAGATTGAAGATATATGGATATCGGCTCAATCTACATTATCAACGGGTGGTAACGCAATTATTTTATCTACTCCAAATGGTGTAGGTAATTTCTTTCATAAAACTTGGGTAGGTTCTGAAGATGGTACAAATGGATTTAACAATATTAGATTACATTGGAGTGTGCATCCAGAAAGAGACCAAAATTGGAGAGATGAGCAAGAAGTTTTATTAGGACCAAAGGGAGCAGCACAAGAGTGTGATTGTGATTTTGTTTCTTCTGGTGATTCGGTTATTGACCCACAAATACTTCAATTTTATAAAGAGACTTATGTACAAGAACCACTTGAAAAAGGTGGTTTTGATGGAAACTTATGGAAATGGCAATTTCCTGATTATACAAAAACTTATATAGTTGTAGCGGATGTTGCCCGAGGAGATTCTTCGGATTATTCTGCTGCTCATGTTATAGATGTTGAGGCATCGGAACAAGTAGCTGAATATAGAGGTAAGTTAGATACCAAAGATTTTGGTAATTTCTTAGTATCTCTATCAACTGAATATAACAATGCATTGTTGGTTATTGAAAACGCAAATATTGGTTGGGCAACTATTCAACAAGTGATTGATAGAAACTATGGAAACCTTTATTATATGAATAAGGATTTAAAGTATGTAGATATAGAACATCAACACTCAAATAGATACAGGTCACAAGATAAAAGTATGGTTGCTGGATTCTCAACTACTTCAAGAACAAGACCTTTAATTATTTCTAAGTTAGAAGAGTATGTTAGAGAGAAATCAATCATAATACGTTCAGTTAGAACTATTGATGAATTATTTACATTTATATGGATGAATGGTAGAGCTGAAGCTATGAGGGGTTACAATGATGATTTAACAATGTCATTAGCTATTTCACTTTGGGTAAGAGATACTGCTTTGAGATTAAGACAAGAAGGTATTGATTTAACCAAAAAATCAATAGATGGTATATCTTCATATACTTATAGTGGGGTATATGGAAGTAACAATGATGATGAGAATCCTTGGCAGATGAAAGTTGGTGATGAGATTGAGGATTTAAGTAAATGGTTATAAATTAAAAGTTTTATATTTATATAGTATAGGTTAATTATAGGATTAATAAATGGAAAATTACTCAGAAGAACTTTACAATGAATTTAAGTTATCATTGGATGAAAGCATCGAAGAATATGATGTTGAAAACTATGATGATTTAAAGGAGTTTATTCACTTTCTAAAAAATATGAAAGAGGGTATTAATGAAGCCGAATATCAAGGTAGAAAGGTAAAACTTAATAAACCAACAAGAGGTGATGTTAAGAAGTTTAAAGTGTATGTAAAGAACCCAAAGGGAAATGTTGTAAAGGTAAACTTCGGACATGGTGGGACATCGGCTAAAAAAGCAGGTGAGAAAACAATGCAGATTCAGAAAGATATTCCATCAAGAAAAAAGGCTTTTAGAGCCAGACATAATTGTGATACACCAGGACCAAGACATAAGGCTAGGTATTGGAGTTGTAAAGCATGGTAATAAAATTAGGATATATCAAATATTTTTTGTATCTTAGTTAGATTATAACATAAAGAAAGTATAAATGGCAGAACAACAAAATAGTTCATTTTTCGATAGATTAACGAAACTCTTTTCCACTCAAGCAATCGTAACGGTTGATAAAGAGGGAAAGAGAAAAGTAGTTGATACCGATGATAGACAACAAGGTACTAATCTTATGAATTTAAGAGATAGGTACACAAAACTACAAAGGTCTTTTGCATCAGATAATATGGCAGCTCAATCAATGGCTTACCATCAAGTTCGTAGAGAACTATTCAGAGATTATGATGCAATGGATAATGACCCAATTATCTCATCAGCATTAGATATATATGCAGATGAATCAACATTAAAAAATGAATTTGGAGATGTTGTACAAATCAAATCAAAAAACGAAAAAGTAAAAGATATATTAGAAAATCTTTTCTATGATATTCTTAATATAGAATTTAACCTATGGTCTTGGACAAGAAATATGGTTAAGTACGGAGATTTCTTTTTACTACAAGAAATACAACCGGGTGTTGGTATTATTAACGTAAGACCACTTCCAGTTTACGATACTGAAAGATTAGAGAATACTGATGAACGTAATCCCAACTATGTTAAGTTTAAAGTAAATAATGACCCAAATGGTAAAGGTGATTATGAAAACTATGAAATAGTACATTTCAGATTGTTATCAGATACAAACTTCCTTCCTTATGGAAAAGCAATGATTGAAAATGGTAGAAGAATTTGGAAACAAGTTTCTCTTATGGAAGATGCTATGTTAATTCATAGAATCATGAGAGCACCGGATAAAAGAGTTTTCAAAATTGATATTGGTAATATTCCTCCACAAGAGGTTGATAACTATATGCAAAAGATTATAGGTAGAATGAAGAAAACTCCATTCGTAGATAAAAGAACTGGAGATTACAACTTAAAATATAATATCCAAAACCTAACTGAAGATTTCTTTTTACCTGTTAGGGGTGGTGATAGCGGAACTCAAATAGATTCATTGGGTGGTTTAGAATATACTGCAATTGATGATATTGATTACTTAAAAAATAAAATGTTTGCAGCTCTAAAGATTCCAAAAGCATATTTGGGGTATGATGAGAATGTAAATGGTAAAGCAACTCTTGCTGCAGAAGATGTAAGATTTGCAAGAACAATCGAAAGAATACAAAGAACTTTAATATCTGAATTAACTAAGTTGGCAGTAACACATTTAGCTGCACAAGGTATTGAGGGAAGTGAAATGGTAGATTTTGAATTAGATTTAGTCAATCCATCTACTATTTATGAACAGGAAAAGGTAAACTTATGGAGTGAAAAAGTTAGATTAGTTTCTGATATATCTGCACTAAATATGGTATCTAAAGATTGGGCATATAAAAATATATTTAACTTTAGTGATGATGAGGTTGATTTCCAAAAGGTTCAACTTATTAATGACCTTAAAGATAGGTTCAGATATCGTTCAATTGAGGATGAAGGAAGTGACCCAGCAATGGAGCAAGAACCAACTGATGTAGAGGATGAGTTAGAAGAATTAAAGACTGAGTTAAAAAACAAAGGTGGTAGACCAAGAGAGGGAAACACCTATGGAAAGGATAAACATCCACTTGGGAGAGACCCACTTGGTAAAAAAGAAAATCAAAAGGCATTGAAAAAAACAGAGTCTACAATTAAAAAAGTTGCTAAAGAATATGTTAATGGTGTTTCAGCAAAACGAAAGTTAATAGGTGAAAATGGAAACTTTTTAGATGACTCAAATTTGATTGATGATTAAAAATTAAGGAAATCAAAATAAAGTTATATTTATATACGATGTAACATGTCGTATATTGATATATTATTATAGGATAAAAACATAATGAAGAGGGTAAAACATTCAAAATTTAAGAACACAGGTATTATTTTCGAGCTTCTCGTAAGACAAATTACGTTAGAAGTTCTAAATGGGGATACTACTGAGAAGGCTAAAAAAATCGTTAGTGAATTTTTTAGTCCAAAAACCGAGTTAAATAAAGAGCTACGATTATATGAACTTCTTATGAAGGAAAAGTATAATTCTGAATCAAGAGCTGAGAAGTTCATAGATACAGTTAATGAAGCTCATAATCGTATTGACCAAAAACAATTACATAAAGAGAAGTATAATCTAATTAAAAAAATTAACGAATCATTCAATATGGATGAATTCTTATCTTCTCCTATATCTAATTATCGTTTGATGGCATCTATCTATAAGATTTTTGAATCTAAGAAGATGGATAACTACGATGTTAAGGATGTATTCAATTCAAAAATTACTCTTATTGAGAGTATTACATCTAAACCAGCTACCAAATCTATAAACAAAAAAGATAAATTAGTTGAAAATTATAAAAAGCAAGATAAAGATTTAAGATTACTTACTTATAAGATATTAGTAGAAACATTTAATAAAAAGTATTCTAACCTAAATAATGACCAAAAGTTATTGTTAAAAGAATATATTAATAATTTAAGTAATACGACTGGTTTTAAATCATATGTGGAAAAATCTATTCCATCTATTATAAAAGAATTAAAATCAATTAAATCTAAAATAAAAGATAAGGTAACTCAAATTAAATTAGCAGAAACTATCTCAGTACTATCTAAAACTAAGATTGGTAAGAACGTTTCTGATAATCATGTTTCATCAATAATGATGTCATATGAGTTAATAAAAGAATTGAAGGTTAAAATATGAGTTTAAGGAAATTAGTTGAAGATTTAATTGAAGAAATTCAAAACGAAGAATTGGAGATTGAGGAATCCACCACAACTGGTGATATTGCTGGATATAATACTCCTAATGCGTTTAAAGATACTGATGGTACTGATGAAGATGATGAACCAGAAGATGAGGTTGTTGATAGAATCAACAAATCTACTGGTTACGAAAGGGTTAGTGAAAATAGGTGGTTAGAATTAAAAAAAGATGAATCTTCTCCAAAACAAAAAATTGGTAGAGGAATTTCTCAAGTTAATAAGCAACTTTCTGAAATCGAAACATTCCTTAGATGGTATGGTAAGATTAAAAAAGAAGGTGATTTAGATTCAAACCAATATTGGAAAAGAACACAAAAGAATTTGTTTAGAATTAGAGAAAGACTAAACAACATTGTAACATCCATAAGTAAATTATAATCAGAAATTAAACTATGAGTATTACTAAAGAAACTATAAAAGAAACAATCAAAACTATAATGGCCGAAGAGGGTGATTATAAGGCATTCTTTAAAAAAGCATTAGAAAAAGCTGGAAAAGATATTCCATCAATGTCTGATGAAGAAAAGAAAGAGTTTTTCAATAAGATTGATGCTGCTTGGGATGGTAAGGGTGAAAAGAACGAAGGTAATGCCTTTGGTGCTGCTGTTACTAAAGCTAAGAAAGATGGTGATGATGAATTTAAAGTAGGTGGTAAAACTTATAAAGTAGAAGAATCTCATTCCGATTGCGGATGTGGATGTGGTGGAGTAACTGAAGGTGGTTGTTCAACCAATCTACCTATTGAACTTTCTGAAGAATTAACTTTTGAAATAAATACATTCTTAGAAAGACCTGTATTATCAAAAAATAACAATAAGATTACAGTTGAAAATTCTGAATTAAGTAATCTAATTCCTACATTAGTTAAAAACGAAATTCATAAAAGATTATCATCTGGTGTGAAAACGGAATTTATTGAGTTATTAAAAAACTATAAATAAGGATACCATTATGAAGAATCTATTAATAGAAACAAACTTATTTGAAGGAAGAGTGAATGAAGATTCATCTGGTAGAACTTTAGTTAAAGGAGTCCTTCAACGTTCAGGTGCAGAAAACCAAAATGGTAGAGTGTATCCAAGAGAAGTATTAGAAAGAGAAATTGACAAATACCAAACATTGGTTAAAGAAAGAAGAGCATTAGGTGAATTAGACCACCCTGATTCTTCGGTAATCAATTTAAAGAATGTATCTCACAATATTAAAGAAGTACATTGGGAAGGTAATGATGTAATAGGTACAGTTGAAATCTTACCTACTCCATCTGGAAATATATTAAAAGAATTATTAAGAGCTGGAATCCTTTTAGGTATCTCATCAAGAGGTATGGGTTCTACTCAACCAATGAAAGATAACAAACTTTTAGTTGGTGAAGATTTTGAACTAATAGGTTGGGACTTTGTTTCCAATCCATCTACACATGGTGCATTTATGACTCCAATGAACGAATCGGTAGTAAAGAATATTGGTACTGATGTTTGTGGAGATTTTTGTAAAGCACAAAACTTAATGAGAGAAATTATAACGGAACTAGCATAATGAGTAAGAAAAACTTTGACATATACGATTACGTTCACAACAATAAATTTGAATTAAAGGTTGAGAGCAAAAAAGAAACTAATGTATTTAAAGGATATAATGATATTAGAAAAACTAACATTAACGAAGTAAAGATTGTTGATGGTAAGTTTTCATTATCAGAATCTATTGAAGCTAATAGACCTTTAACAAATGAGGTAAAGAAACATTTCTTAGAAATCATTTCTACTTATAAAACATTCCAAGAACAAATGAATAGACAATCTGATATTGTTCAGACTGCTGAAACATTAGGTGGAATAGTAGAGGCTGCAAAAACATTAACTCTTTCTGAAGCTGATGATTGGTTTGATAAAGTAACTATCAAACGTAATATGAGTGAATTAGAGAAAATGGATAAATCATTCGAAAAGGTTGCAACTGAAGCTAAGGCTTTAGATGAAAGATTACATGCGTTATATGAAGATATGGGAAATATCTTAGGTA